CTGGCCACGGCACCCGAGCCAAAGGGTACGCTGCTTGCGTTAATCGCGACATGATTGACGCTGCCTTTGAGTTCTTCCAGTCAAAAACCATAATGGTCAATTCTAATGTGTACATACGCGAGAAAGTGCGTTACGACGTCTTTCCCGAGGTGCCTATACAGGACGCGACCGTTGTTGGTTCGTGTGAGACTCCCAATCTGCATTTAAAGACCCAATATAAGCGCTCTCCTTTGGCGGGCGCCATAGAAGGTGTGAAGATTGAGAAGTTTCCAGCCATTTTGACCCCCAAGTTAGTTGATGGAGTTCTTGTCGACCCAGTTGTCAAGAACATCGTTAGCTATTCTAGGGGCTCAATCATGCCCAACATGAACATCTACGCTGGTGCCCGGAACGGTTTCTTGAAGTATTTGCGAAAGCAAACTTATCCCTACAACCACCCTGGGCCGCTTGATTTTGAACAGGCTTGTGGTGGCTACAAATGGAGGTGGCCTAATTTGGCCCCTCTCACGCGTTCCACGTCCGCAGGATTTCCTGATGGCTTGTACTTCAAAGACAAGAAGCGTAGTGTTTTTGGCACTGATGAATGGACCTTTGATACTGAGGAGTGTCAGGAGCTCAGAAAGGTCGTTGATGAAATGCACGAACGCCTCAAGGATGGCCCTATAGATTTCATCTATATGGTCTTCCCGAAGGACGAGCTCAGACCCAAGCATCGAGTCAAGAATGTTAAGACACGTATGATCATGGCTTCTCCAGTGAGTGCCACGATTTTGACTCGCATGTATTTCGGACCCTTCATTGACTGGTTTATGGACCCGCGCAATAGGTTATTTAACTGTTCTGCGGTGGGTATTGACATGTCTAATGAGGCTGATCTACGTGCGTTCGTTAACTGGCATCACAATGGTGATCCTAAGTATCGAGTCTTCGCGGGTGATTATTCCGGTTTTGACAAGGATCTATCTCCTTGGCACACGGACATAATCAGATATATTAATGAGGAGTATATTAGGACGGACTGGACTGAGGAG